TCGCAATCTACCGCAACGGTAAAAATGTAGCTGAAACCGAATTCGGTCGTGGGGGAGCGAAGGTTGTGAAAATCGTTCCGGTTGTTGCTGGCAGTAAGCGTGGGGGGATGCTGCAGACAGTTATTGGCGCGATATTGATTGCCACTTCCTTCATCCCCGTCCCTGGATTCCAAGCCCTTCTTCCCGTCGGTGTAGCAATGGCCGCCGGCGGAGTCATCCAGATGCTCAGCCCTCAGGCCAAGGGCCTGTCTCAGAGTGCCGCACCTGAGAACTTGCCGAGTTACGCCTTCGGCAGCGCCAAGAACACCACCGCCAGCGGCAACCCTGTACCGATCTGCATCGGCGAGCGCCGTTGGGGCGGGGCAATCATTTCGGCCTCGATTGAGGCGCAGGACAAGGCCTAGGGCCGATTCAGCGAACAAGCTGCCTTCGGGCGGTATTTTTTTGCCCGGAGGAAAGCATGGGCCCAGCAGATCAACTGGATATCACCGGCGCCAAGGGCGGCAGCAGCAAGCCGAAAACGCCTGTTGAGGCGCCTGACAGCCTGCAGTCGACGAACATTGGCAAGATTTTGATTGCCGCAGGCGAGGGTGATTTTGACGGTGAGCCGACCGATCGTGACATCTACCTCGATAACACCCCGATCATGGATGCCGGCGGCAACGTGAACTTCCCGGGTGTGAAATGGGAGTGGCGCCCAGGCTCCGTCGAGCAGGAATACATCCAGGGCATTCCTGCTATCGAGAACGAGACCACCGTCAATGTTGAACTGCGCAGCGACAACCCGTTCACCCGCGCCCTGAGCAACACCCAGCTTTCTGCCGTGCGTGTGCGCATGGCTTGGCCGCGCCTGGCTCAGCAAGACAGCAGTGGCAACACCAATGGTTACCGTATCGAGTACGCCATCGATATCGCTACCGATGGTGGCGCCTACGTCGAGGCGCACCTGGGCGCGGTGGACGGCAAGACCACCAATGGCTACCAGCGCTCGGTACGCGTCAACCTGCCTAAGGCAACCTCTGGCTGGATGCTGCGGGTGCGCCGGATCACCCCGAACGCCAATAGCGGCACCATTGCGGACACGATGACCATCGCTGGCTACACTGAGATCATCGACCAGAAGCTTCGTTACCCGAACACCGCGCTGCTGTACATCGAGTACGACGCCCAGCAGTTCCAGAACATCCCCGCAGTGACCGTGAAGTGCAAGGCCAAGCGTTGGCCCGTGCCCAGCAATTACGATCCGGTGGCCCGCACCTACAGCGGGGTATGGGATGGCACCTTCAAGCAGGCCTGGACCAATAACCCGGCCTTTGTGACTTACGGCCTGTGCGTCGAGGATCGTTTCGGCCTAGGTAAGCGCATCAAGTCGTGGATGGTCGACAAGTGGGAGATGTACCGCATCGCCCAGTACTGCGACCAACTGGTGCCGGACGGTATTGGTGGGCAGGAGCCACGCTTCCTGTGCGATCTGAACCTGCAGGGCCGCGCTGAGGCTTGGACTCTGCTGCGTGACCTGTCGGCCATCTACCGCGGCATGGTGTACTGGGCTCACGGCTCTCTGTTCATGCAGGCGGACATGCCGCGCGCCCAAGATATCGACTACGTCTTTACCCGGGCCAACGTCATCGACGGCGAGTTCGTCTACGGTGGGGCCGAGCGCAACACGCACTACAGCCGCGCCTTGGTGAGCTACGACAACCCGGCAAATAACTACGACACTGACGTCATCCCGGTGACCGACAACGCGCTTCAGCGCCGGTACCGCGACCGCCCGATCGAGATCTCGGCCATCGGTTGCACCCGCGCCTCCGAGGCCCAGCGCCGCGGCAAGTGGGCGCTGCTGAGCAACAGCCAGGATCGCACCGTCACTTTCAAGACCGGCATGGAGGGCCGTATCCCGCTGCCTGGCTACGTCATTCCTGTGGCGGATGAGCTCGTGGCAGGCCGCCCGAATGGTGGCCGGATCTCGGCAGCCGCCGGGCGCGTCGTGACGCTGGATCGTGACACGCCTATCAAGGCCGGCGACCGTCTGATCCTGAACCTGCCGAACGGGACCGCCCAGGCGCGTACCGTGCAGTCGGTTTCTGGTCGCGCTGTGACGGTGACCACCGCATATGGCGTCCAGCCAGAGCCAGAACTACAGTGGGCGATTGATTATGAAGACCTGGCGGTCCAGCTGTTCCGGGTGCTGAAGACTACGCGCACCCAGGAAGGTGACTACGAGATCACCGCGCTCGAGTTCAATCCGAGCAAGTTTGCGGCCATCGACACCGGCGCCAAGCTGGACGAGCGCCCGATCAGTGTCATCCCGGTGACGACCGTGCAGCCGCCGGCCAGCGTTACCCTGACTTCGTCCTACGCCGTGGATCAAGGTATTGGCGTGAACACCATGACCATTTCCTGGCCAGCAGTGCAGGGCGCAGTCGCCTATGACGTGGAATGGCGCAAGGACAACGGCAACTGGGTTCGAGTGCAACGTACCGGCGCGGCGTCTGTCGATGTGGTGGGTATCTATGCAGGGGCTTACCTGGCGCGTGTGCGAGCTGTGAGCTCGTTCGATATCACGTCGACCTGGCGCGACTCCATGCTGACCCAGTTAAAGGGTAAGGAAGGTCTACCGCCAGCAGTTGCATTCCTCACTACCACGCCGCTGGTATTCGGCACCCGACTGAACTGGGGCTTCCCGGCTGGCGCAGAGGACACTGAGCGCACCGAGATTTGGCAGGGCGCAACTACCAAGCGCGAAGAGGCGAGCAAGCTGGGAGACTTTGCTTATCCGCAAGCTGAGCACGAAGTTCACGGTCTAGCGGCTGGTGTGTCGTTCTTCTACTGGGCGCGCCTGATCGACCGCAGCGGGAACGTTGGACCATGGTACCCAACCGGCGTTGGCGTTAACGGCCAGGCCAGCAGCAACCAGTCCGAGTATGAGGAGTACTTCAAGGACAAAATCAGCAACGGTGCCCTGTATCCAGCGCTGCGCGATGAGATCGCCCTCATCTCTGGTCCACCGGATCTCCCGGGGTCGGTCAACAACCGTCTGGAAGAACTGGACGAGCAGGTCACCGAGATCACCGACCAACTGGGCGAGGCGGTCACGCAGGTTCAATCCAACCTCGACACCGCTACTCAACAGGCTCAGCAAGCGATCGACCAGGTGGCCGAGGCAGCCCGGCAGGTGCAACAGGACCTCGACGAAGCCACGCAAGACCTGCAGGGCCAAATCGACAGCGTCAGCCAGATCGCCAAGTCGCTGCCGTACAACGCCGACAAAACCTACACAACGGGCCAGACCGTGTTGGGCACGGACGGCAAGTTGTATCAAGCATCGAAGGCGGTACCGAAAAACACCGCGCCGCCCAATACCAGCTACTGGACGGATGTCGGTCAAGTCGTTCAGTCGGCCAATGGGCTTGCTGCCCGCGTTCAGACCGTGGAGACCAAGGTCACCAACCTGGAGGGCACCACCACTTCGCAAGCCACCCAGCTCACCGGCTTGCAGTCCAGCCTGACCACCACCAACCAGAACGTCACGGCGGCTCAGCAAGCGGCGCAGGATGCGGCGACCCTCGCGGGCGGCAAGGGCAAGGTCATTGTCCAGGCTGCAGCGCCTGCTGTTGCCGACCGCTTGGCGCAGAACCTCTGGATCGATACCACCAGCAACACCAACACGCCGAAACGCTGGAGTGGCAGCGCTTGGGTGGCGGTCACCGACAAGGTCGCGACGGATGCAGCCGCTGCAGCAGCAAATGCACTGACTGTGGCGCAGACCAAAGCCGATGCTTCGGTGGTCAACAACCTGTCGACCCGGGTCACTGATGCTGAGGGGGTAATTACGTCGCAGGGCCAGGCTATGACCGGCCTGCAGAACAGCTTGGTCACGACGAACCAGAACGTGTCGGCCGCCCAGCAGGCTGCGCAGGATGCGTCCACCCTGGCGGGCGGGAAGGGCAAAGTGATCGTGCAATCTGCTGCCCCGGCTGCCGCTGATCGACTGGCGCAGAACCTCTGGATCGATACCACAGGAAACGCCAACACACCCAAGCGGTGGACTGGTAGTGCCTGGGTGGCGGTGACGGACAAGGTGGCGACCGATGCGGCAGCCGCCGCGGCCAATGCATTGTCGGTCGCGCAGACCAAAGCCGATGCCTCGGCTGTTGAATCGCTGTCCACGACCGTGACTCAGCAGGGCAACACCATCACGTCGCAAGGCCAGGCACTCACTGGCCTCAACAACAGCTTGACCACCACCAACCAGAACGTCACTGCGGCCCAGCAGGCGGCCCAGTCCGCTTCGGATCTGGCCGGCGGCAAAGGCAAGGTGCTGTTCCAGGCAACCACACCGGCGGTTGCTGATCGGGCGGCCCAGAACCTCTGGATCGACACCACCGGCAACGCCAACACTCCGAAACGCTGGAACGGTAGTGCCTGGGTGGCTGTGACCGATAAAGTGGCCACTGATGCGGCGGCTGCCGCTGCAGCAGCAAGCGCGCTGGCGCAGACCAAGGCCGACGCCTCAACAGTGACCGCGCTGTCCAACACGGTGACCCAGCAAGGCAGCACGATCACCGCCCAAGGCCAGGCCCTCACGAACATTCAGGCCAGCATCGGGAACATCTCCGGTGAGAACCTGCTGCTGGACCCATCTTTCTCCAGTAGCAACGGCGTCAACGCTCAGCCCGGCATCCTGGTGCTGAACCGAAACGATTCCAGCGTGCCGACACTGGCTCCCACGGCGCGCGTGGTGAAGTGGGACGTGCCCGCCAGTACGGGGAACACCTATGTTGGATTTACGTCTGCCCTCAACGTCAGGCCTCCTGAGAGCTCCAACGCGACCCAGATCGCTGTGGCGGCCGGCGAGGTTTACGACTTCGAACTGGTGCTGCACAGCGAGAAGGTGAGGCAGTTCGGCCTGTGGGCGCAGTACTACGCATTGGACGGATCCTCCGTTACCCATGGCTGGGTCCAGCAAGGCGGGGATGGCGTCAACATTGCCACCACCGCAGGTCAGTGGGTGAAGCTGACGGGCACGGTGACGGTCCCAGCTGGCGCAGTCCGCATGGCGATGACTGTTCGCATGTCCACCGGTGACGCCTTGGTTGCTTACATGGCCGCCCCAGCGGTGTGCAAGCGTGCAGCCCAGACCAATGCGCTGGCATCTGCTACGCAGTCTCTGGATGCACGGGTTGCGCAGACCGAGGCCGGCCTGACCTCGCAGAGCTCGTCGATCATCTCCCTGCAGAGCAGCCTGACGACTACGAACCAAAACGTCACCGCCGCGCAGCAGGCTGCCCAGGCAGCATCCGACCTGGCGGGCAGCAAGGGCAAGGTGATCGTGCAAACGGCCACCCCTGCGGTCGCCGACCGTCTGGCGCAAAACCTGTGGATCGACACTACTGGCGGGGCTAATACGCCAAAACGGTGGAGTGGGTCTGCCTGGGTAGCGGTAACGGACAAAGTTGCCACGGATGCGGCAGCTGCGGCCGCTAACGCTCTGGCCGTGGCTCAGACCAAGGCCGATGCAACTGCGGTGAACAACTTGGGTACCCGGGTAACCAGCGCTGAAGGCAAGATCGAAGCGCAGGGATCCGCGCTAACTAATGTGCAGGCAGCGGTGGGCGATATCGCGGGCAACGGGGCCAACCTGGTGCCAGCCGAATACGCTGTGTTTGGCCCGGCAGTTCCCGCTCTGGTGATGGGCGGGGGCCAGGCTGCCACGGTTGAAGCTGATCCGCACGGTTTCAACGGCTATGTGCTGCGCTTGCTTCAGACCTCCGGTACCGGCACCACGTACTTTGCGCCGAGCAACATCTACTCGGGGGCAAACATCGCCCTCAAAAACAAGAAGTACATCCTGGCTTGGGACGCCAAAAGTACTTCTGGGGCCAAGCAGATGCAGGTCAGCCTGCGGACTATTGCTGCCGACGGTGCCGTGAGGTTCGCACCTGGTCAGGATGTCGCCATTACTGATCAGTGGGGCCGGTACAGCGCCGTTTTTGACCTGACCAGCACTGCTTTCGTAGCTGACCGGATGGTGGTCTGCATATCTGCGTCGCCCAACCCGAAGGATGGGATAGCGGTG